CATTTTAATGTAAATCCCGGACTCGAAATTACAACATTAGCTGATATTCCTTCTGAAGGATCTGGTTTGGCTTCCTCTTCAAGTATTCTGGTTGGATTAATAAATGCTATAAGTACTTGGATTGGATCACCAATGAACCGGGACGATATAGCGCATCTAGCATGTCATATTGAGCTTGAAATCTTAGATAAACCGATTGGCAAACAAGATCAATTTGCTGTTAGTTACGGCGGTTTTAACCACTTTCGGTTTTTTAAAGATGGTAGTGTAAAAATTGAAGAATTACAATATGATGCAGAGTTTGAAAGAAAGTTTGTTCTGGTTAATACTGGCCAACATAGACAATCATCTTCAATTCTTACTTCTCAGAAAAATTCTATTGAAAAAAAATTAAAAAAATATAATAAAATATATGATATTTGTACTAAAGCTTTGGATTATTATAATCTTAGACAGTACGATGATTTTGGTATAGCTATGAGTGAATCCATGAATATTAAAAATACTCTTGCTAAAGGGATTACTAATGATGCAATTAATGCTATTATGCAAAATTCTGTTTCTTGGGCGACAGGATGTAAAATATGTGGAGCTGGTGGAGGAGGATATATACTTTTCATGACAGATCATGCTAAAGAGATACATATGAAAAATAGAACTTTAGATACATTTGATGTTGGATTCGATAATCAGGGAACAAGAATAGTATTTTACAATGAAAAATAAAAATATACATGTAAATTGGACTGATAATACTTCAGCTACTAGAACAGTGAGAGTAAATTCGGAAATAGAATTATTAATAGAAGTATCCGGCTGGAGATCACATGTTACTTCTATAAGTAATTCTATGCAATTAGTTTCGGAAAGTCAACTTGATGAACTATTAAAGGGGATTTGGAACCTATATATAAACGAAAAACAATTTTTTATATGTGGAAATGGTGGAAGTGCTTGTAATTCTAATCATTTCGCACAAGATCTAACTAAAGGGACAATTGAAAATGGACTTTCAAGACCTAGAATTAAAGCTATATCTCTTTGTAACGATATCGGCTTCATTACTGCTACATCTAATGATGATTCTTATGATAATATTTTTAAGCATCAACTTGTAGCTTATGCTAATAAAGGTGATGGATTATTAGTTCTTAGTGGTAGTGGCAATAGTAAAAATCTCATAGAAGCTGTTGAATGGGCTCATTCAAATGGAATGGAAACATATGGCATTTTAGGATATGATGGAGGAATTTTGAAAGATAAACTCTCAAATTATATACATATTAATTTAAATCATATGGAAAAATGTGAAGGCATTATGTCAATTATCTTACATTATATTATGTGTGAGCTAAAAGAATTATATAACGTAACACTCGGAGAGTATGAAGGTAGCTAAATGGCTTTTTCGAAAAGAAGTATTAACGCAAAATATATGGGTGACGAGCCGGATCCAATTGATTGGGATAGTTTACCTCCGGATAAATTAAAATCTGAAGTTCATGAAGCCTTTAGATGGTATTATAAATTTTTTGATTTTAAAGAGAGTATGAATTTTGTTCAAGAATATTATAAAAAAAATAAAGTAAAAAGTAAATCTCCTGGAAAACTTAAAATCGCTGATTTAATCGAGGTTGGAAATCATGTTGGTTATATTGCTCGAATGAAAGTAAGAGGATTAAAGAGTTTACCAGAAGAATATGAAGAGCTTTTTATCCAAAAATTAAAAAAGATAGAAGAAATTGCCGATCATCGTAAGATAGTAGTAGAAACAATAGATAAAATAAAACCAGATATTCAGAAAAGAATTCGGGAAGCAGCAAAAAAATTAAAATTTGACATAGAAGATATTGTTGATGAACAACTTGAAGAAGATTTTAAAAAGAAATTTAATTTTAAACAATTTGTTAAATATAATAAAGTTTCAAGGCCGGTTGCTAAACATTTAAAATCTGAAATTACAGAAATGGCCGGCGAAATAAAATTAGCCAAAGAAGGTGATATAGATTTTAAAGAAGCATATAGTCATATGAGTGGACCACAACAAAATAGATTAATTAAATTTTATGATATGATGATAGAAGAATGTGATGTTGTTATTACAACAAAAAAACAAAAATTAACGAAAGCCACGAAATACAAACAAAAAAAATAATATGATATTAATTGATTATAATCAGATGATAATTGCTAATTTTATGCAATTTCGAAAACAATTTGAGCCAGGTAAAGAAGATGCTGTAATGAGGCATATGGTTCTTAATAATATTAAAATGGTCAAGAACAAATTTAGTGATAAGTATGGAAAAGATGTTGTTTTTTGTTGTGATAGTAGAAAAAATTGGCGCAAAGATATTTTTCCATTTTATAAAGCCAATAGAAAAAAAGCAAGAGAAGAAAATAAACAAAATGTAGATTGGCAGGCATTATTTAATATACTCGATAATATTCGAGATGAAATAGCAGAAAATATGCCTTATAGAGTAGTTACCTTGGAAGGATGTGAAGCAGATGATATTATCGGGGTTATTTGTAAGGAATATTCTCATAGAGATTATAATATATTGATAGTTTCTTCTGATAAAGATTTTATTCAATTGCAACGATATCCTAATGTTTTTCAATGGTCTCCTCGAACTAAAAAATTTCTTAAAGAAGATTTTCCGGAAAAACAATTGCGAGCTTTAATAGTAAAAGGAGATAGAGGAGATGGTATACCTAATATTCTTTCAAATGATGATTGTTTAGTTGAAGGGTTAAGACAGAAGCCAATGTCGAAGAAGAGAATTTTGGAATTGCTAAATATCTCACCGGAGAAAGCTTTCGAGGGAGAAATTTTAAGAAACTTTAAACGCAATGAAACTTTAATAGATCTCGGTTGTATCCCAGATAAAATCGAGATAAATATAAAAATACGATATGAGAGTGACCAATATTTAGGTCGCGACAGAATGCTTAATTATTTTATTAAGCATCGACTCAAAGATATGACTGAATCGATACAGGAGTTTTAATTATGGCTATATCATTAATGCAATTATTGGAATTGATAGACAAAGCAAAAAATCAAAAAGAGAGAGGACAGCTACTTAAACAAAATCAAACGGATCATCTGGAAAATTTATTGTGGTATACATTTCATCCGGATGTAAAATTTTTGTTACCAGAGGGGACCCCGCCTTTCCTTGCCGCTGCAGAAGATCCCGCTTCAACAATGCTTTACGGTCAAATTCGTAAATTAAGATATTTTGTTGACGGCCCGGGAGGAGAAACTTTTTGTGTAGGAAAGTCTATAGATTCTACCAGAAGAGAGACGATGTTCATCACAATGTTAGAGAGTGTTACGCCAAGAGAAGCCGGGATTCTTATAAATATAACAAAGAAAGACCTTGGTATCCACGGTTTAACGTATAAGCTCGTAAGTGATACCTTTCCCCATCTTATACCACCTATGCAATCTAGCAAAAAATAAAATTTATTATAGTTATGAATATGGAAGTGCGATATAAACATTTCGGAGAAAAATTATATGAAATTTTTAATAGCTTTTGTTATGGCGGTAGTAGTAATTACTTACCCAATAAAAATAGTTATTCAGAGTGCTGAATCTTTAGCAGCGAGAGATATGCCAAATGTGCAACTGCGCATTGAGCAAATTCCAGAGACTTTTCTTCAGCCCGTAGGAATAGTCTCCCCAAATATTTTCGAGGAGAATAAACAAATAAATTGTTTAGCCAAAAATATATATTTCGAGGCAGCAGTAGAAAGTACAGCAGGAAAGTTAGCAGTCGCTCATGTAACTAATAATAGAGTAGATAGTAGATATTTTCCTAATTCTTATTGCGACGTAATTTATGAAGGAAATCATTGGGCGAGTGGTTATCCCAAACGAAATCAATGTCAGTTTAGCTGGTATTGTGACGGAAGACATGATAATCCATATCCGGGACGAACTTGGAATAGGGTTCAGGATTTGGCAAGTTATTATTATGCAAATGCGAAAGATTTAAGAGATATAACAGATGGAGCAACATTTTATCATGCTGATTATATCGATAGTCCTAGATGGACAACTTTTAAGAAAAAAACGGTACAAATAGATACCCATATATTTTATAGGTAAATTATGCCAACATATGATTATGAGTGTGTGGAATGTGATTTTGAATTTGAAGATATTCTTCCTATTGCAAAAAGGAATGAGCCTTTGGAAAGCCAATGTCCTGAATGCAATGGGAAGATAAAAATGAAAGTAGCAAGCCCGCTGTTTGTTTATGATAACATTTCAGGTACAACTGCTAAAGGCCATCGAAAAAAACCAGATGAAGCCTTTACAGATCATCTGAAACAAATGAAAAAGAATTATCCGGGGAGTAATATGAATGTTTGATCATGTAAAACTTGAATTTGAAGAATTAAAATCAATCACCACAAAAGGCTCCAGAGTCTATCAAACCCCAGACGGAACCTTTCCATCCATTACAACAGTATTAGGTAGAAAAAAAGCTCAATTCTTTAAAGAATGGCGAGCTAGAATTGGTGAAGAAGAAGCCAATAAAATAACAACTCAAGCCACTCGGCGCGGAACAAAAGTACATAAAGTTGTAGAAAATTATATTTTAAATCAAGAAGATTATTTTGGAGATTCTCTGCCGCATGTTCGCGAGATGTTTAATACAATCAAGCCCCACCTAGATAAAAATC